TACATTGCCGGACCTATAATATTCTCTAAAATACTGATCTTTAAGTTTCCATATTTCTATTCTATCCATCCATTTCTCTATAAAGTTTCTTGCTTTCTCGGATCCCCCTTCTAGGTATACGTCAGAATTTGAGAACTCAGACATTACATCGATGGCATTTCTAAAGATCGCTATATTTGCATAAGCTTTTTGGCATAGCAATATTGAGGATCGAGGACTAATATAATTCTTTTCATTGCTGTAAGAAAGTGGACAGTCTTCTATATTCTTATATTTATTTTGTTTTTGATTTGTCGAAATATAGTTTCGTCTTGTTCTTGTTCCGTCTTCACATCCAGGTTGGTTTACATTCCTACTGCAGGATGCCTCTGCATAATATGCTTCCCCAGCACTTGAAGGTTTTACTTCCTCATTGTTTAATGGCAGGGGGTTCTGGCTTTCTCCGGCCCCATTTGCAGTATTAAAATTGTTCCAATAATCCGACTTTTTTACATATTTTCTTGGCATATTTAATAGTACACCAAAGTTATTGAAAGTCTACTTTAAAGTTAAAAGTTGACTTTCTATTTTAAATCATCATCGGAGCAAATGTCGCAGCGGTTGGGTCTGCTTTTGCCATCGTAAAGTCATAGTAAGTCTTAATCATCCAGTTGCCTAATACTAGTGCAGAATAAGAATCTTTTCTTGTCTTTCCTGGGCCTGTTTGACGTCTCAAGTTACTGGGCAGTCCAAATGTTTGAGTTCCCTGTGTAGAAGAAGATACCTGTATTAATGCACATTGGTTTTTTGTATAATTAACCATATCATACTGGTGGTCAAGGAAATCTATAATCTTAGAGGCGCCAGCATTTTTTAAAACTTCTTTTTGGTTTGGCAGGAATGTTAAGTTGTCAATAGGTACCTTTGCTTTTACTTGTTGATGGTAACTCTCATCCAATGCCCGGCAGCCAAATGATATTCTCTTATGGTCAAAATTAGCCTGTAACAATTCGTTTGCTCTTCGAATCCAGTCGGATGTGGCTTTCCTTAATACACATATTCTTTTGTCCTTGATATTGTATTGATTTTTGGCCTGCAATAAAACATCTTGATATTTCTCTAAGTCATCAAAGTTAGCTGTAATCTCGCTAATATTAATACCGCTTTTATTAAACTGCTCGCTAGCATTTGCGGCCTGCATAAACTGAACACCCCCACCATAGTCACCAACAATTGCTACTATATTAAAGTGTGTTAATAAATAATGAAAATAATTAATATGATCTTGCATTTTTAAACCAGGCATCGCATAGCTATGAACCAATGTTCCAGTCTGGGTATTATCATTTAGTTTAAACACATGTATAGCAAAGTCATCAGAGCTTTCTGATTCTGCCCAACTAGGGTCAAAAGCAAGCAAGTATTTAGAGTCTCTATCTCCAGATATTTCTAGGTGAGGGCCTTCTCCATCCTTCACGGTACATTCAGCCATCGTAGAGGTCTTAAAATACCCAGAACTATCGTCAGTAAATACAGCATTAAATTCCCTATCAAATTGAGACTGACTCATGGTTTGCTTTGATTGATTAATCAAGTTTTGATCATAAAGAGCTTTTGGAGCTACATCATAGCTAAAATGCATAATAACCCTCTTAGAAGTATCTAAGCTTTTGTCAGGCATGCCATTTAATATTAAATCTTCAAAAGTTTCATATACTTTATATAAGTATTCGAATTTATAACTAGCAGAAGATAAAGCTATTAATTTATTGTTTGGCCATTGATATCTGTCTTCCTCTTTCATTTTGCCTTGAGCTATAAGGTCATCTTCAAGCTTTCTAACCTTTTCACGCTCGGTAGGGTTTTGAACAACACTTAAGAACGGCAAGATAACTTCGTTATATATATGCTCAGGCATTAAAAGAAACTCGTCAATAATAATCCTATGAAACCTAAAACCTCGAAGCTTTGATCCGTCACCCAATGGTAATGCAATAATTCTGGACTCCCCAATCTCTAATGTCCATTGATCATTCTTTTTAGATTTTTTTGTTATGCATTGTGCTAAAAACTGGGCCTCTGGTTTATTGGCAATGTCTTCGATTTTTTCAAATATCATTTTTGACTGCCTGAAAGTAGCCGCCATAATACCTATTTGGACTCCTTGATTAAATATAGCATCGAGAAATGCATATATGGCAGTACTGAAAGACTTAGACATACCCCGACTCCATATGCCCAGGAAATAATCCGTTTCAAGCATTGATTTAATTGCAAGGTGCTGAAATGGAAATAAATCCACCCCAGCGATAAGGTTGGTAGTAAAGGTTATATTTTCTCGCAAGAAATTATGTAAATGATACTTGGCATCTTTCTCTTCAAGATGCCCTGTTATTTTAAGTAGCTCCTCATTTACATTCGGAGTATTTTTCTTAATTAAGTATTTACCTTCTTCCCAGGACATGATTATCGATAAAGTATTGGAGGTCTGTTTCCCATAGTTTCTTTCCGTAGACTAATAACTTAGGTATGATGTTTTGAGATTCGATTCGGGCATCTGCGACATACTTTTCGTATGCCGGCTCAAATATCTTTTTTCTCATTACCCACATTTTTTTACTAATTTTACTGGCACGGTCTTCGTTTTTGACTTTTTTTAAATTAATTAATAAATCATTTAATTCATTATATTCATTATAAAAGTCAGAGTCGAGCTGGTCAAATAAATTTTTACCATTTTTACCAGTAAATATAAATTGACAACGACCAGCATATTCGTGAGACAATACTCTCATGTTATGCCAAATAAAAGACAAGTTAGATCTAGAACCAAATAATATATTATTATTTATAATTGATTCTATAGAGCCTTCTACAACAACAAATAAAAAAGCATCAAAGTGTTTTGCACGGTCAAGTTCTCGTTTGAATCGTTCGAAGCCCGTGGTTAATGTGCTCTTGAAGTCGCTTTCATCCTTTCGATCAACATAAGTATAGTTATAATAAGGGTCACCCACGGCATAATCACCAAAGTCTAACTTCAAGCTTGTACTTTTCTTAAACTCTAATGGTTTTCGCTCACGAGTATCAATCATAATCTTTACATCATCCAGTTCTGGATTAGAAACAAAAAAGTCTTTCATTAACCCCTTGGGATATAAAGGAGGAACTCCAGCTTCTTCACAGGCCTTAGAATAAGACCCGAAATACTCTCTAAACATATCAATAGAAGGCATCTTATTGAGACATAATTCAAGATGCGGAGGGGCAAACTTCAGTTCTTTGCCCGTTACACGGGCTTTGAGCTGTTTCAGCATCAAACCCCGAACTTCTTCAATTTTAGCATTTTTAGCCCAACTTATAAAATTATTTATATTTTTAAAGTCTCTATTAAAGTAATCAGTAAAGTCTTTAAACTCTAATAGTTCTCCTGTATGCTTATCTCTCTTCTGATATACTTGTATATAGTATTCTGGTATTGTAAGCTTATGTACTCTGGACACATGAGAGTGAAGGCCTTGCTTGTTCTTGCAGGCCTTACCGCATATCTTACAGGTTAGGGACATAGTTTATTCGCTACAAGCCCAAACACTTAATAGGAGTAGGCCCCAGAAATTAGGCCGATTCCTGGGCAGCTTCTGCTTGAGACTTCTCTTGTGCTTCGAGTTCAGTAAGAATCTTGCCTTTGGTTTCGTCGTCTAATTCCTCAAACTTAGCTTCCGCTTCTTTAATGCAGTAAAACTTCGCTGCATGGATAAGTCCATTAAGGTTTAGTGACTGAAAAGTCGCATTAGCAAGAGATTGAATAATTTTTTGGTTTTGGTCTTCTGTGGTCATAATTTAAAATTTACATTACCTGTGTCTAATGATTTATCTTCAGGTTCTTTAACTTTTTTATAGATTACTTGTTCTGTGTCCACTTTTCCGCCGACATCTTTCTCTATTAAGTTATTTGGGTTAATGATTTGCTTTAAGGCCTTTATGATAACAAAGTCTTTTTCGTTTACGGGTACAAAGTCTTTTTCGTTTTCGAAAATCTCTTTAATTTGACTATATTCAAAATCACCTATTAATAATTCAATTTTTTTCATACTGCATCGTTTTTTGATATTCCTAATATTCTTGCTTTCCAGCTTTCCATATTATCAAGTCTAGTTACCTCTTCGTCAACTAATTTTTTTTGCATCTCTGCTATTTCAACCATTCTTCTTCTTTCAGATTCCGCCTGAAAGTTTTTAACGAGGGATATAATGGTCGCATTGTCT